CCTAAAAAGGGTGAGTCCGCCAAGATGAAAGCCAAACGTAAATCTTTTAAAGCCCGTCACGGTAAAAATATCGCTAAAGGCAAGATGTCTGCGGCATATTGGGCAAATAAATCAAAATGGTGAGTGAAATGAACAGAAGTTCTATGTCAAAACAAATGATGAGTAAAGGCGGAAAGCTAAACATGGTCAAGGGGAAAGACGGTAAGATGGTTCCCGACTATGCGGCTGACGGCAAGGGCAAGATGAAAGCTGGTGGAATGGCTAAGGCGTACAAGGACGGTGGTGAAGTTATGGAAGACGTCGCAATGGATATGCCTGCGAAGCCCCCACGCCGTGCTATCGAAGCCCCTATGTCTGACGAACAGGCTAAAGAGGCTATGGCTGCATTAAAAAAGGATAAGAAGTCAAAGGCTGATAAAAAGTCAAAGAACGAACCCGCTAAGAAAATGATGGCTGGTGGTATGACTAAGAAGCCAAAGGCTAAAATTCGCGGTTACGGTATGGCTCGTGGCGGCAAAGTTTGTAAGATGCGCTAATGCGTAATTATTACCGCAAAAAGCCTAGCGCGTGTGGGTACAAGGAAGGCGGTACTGTAAAAGACGCGTGCTATAAGAAGGTAAAGAAGCAGTATAAAGTGTTCCCGTCTGCTTACGCGTCGGGAGCCATCGCTAAGTGCCGGAAGAAAAAGGCTGGTAAGTAATGCGGGCGTACTATAAGTCTGGTGGTAAGATACGCAAGACAGAAAAAGGTGCTTCGTTAAAGCGTTGGTTCAAAGAGGACTGGAAAGACGTACGCACTGGCAAGGCTTGTGGTCGGAAGAAAGGAGACGGTCGCGGTACTCCATACTGCCGTCCCAGCAAACGGGTATCTGAGAAGACTCCTAAGACCTCTGGTGAGATGTCTAGCGCCGAGAAGAAAAAGAAGGTAGCTGAGAAGAAAAGACTAGGGCAGCCAGCAGGTAAGCCTAGACGAGTATCAGCTACCAAGCGGAGAAAGAAATAATGGGTATGGGCGTTAAGCATTACTTCAAAGACGGCAAAGAACATAAGGGCGGTATGCATAAGCACTCTGACGGAACCCTTATGACTGGTAAAACTATGTCAAATACGTCTAAAAAACTGTATCACTATGGCGACTTATCTAGTAAGGCTAAGGTCAAAGCTAAGACAGGGTGGGGTAAATAATGGCTACATCAGGAACTACAGCGTTTAACATGGACTTCACTGAGATCGCTGAAGAAGCGTTTGAACGTGCAGGACGTGAGATGCGCTCTGGGTATGACCTCCGTACCGCCCGCCGATCTATGAACTTGCTGACTATTGAGTGGCAGAACCGCAGCATTAACATGTGGACTATAGATAGTGGCACTATTAACTTAGTTAAAGGGCAGACCCAGTATGACTTGCCCGCAGACACTATAGACCTATTAGAACAGCAGATACGCACAGGTAGTGGCAACGCGGCAACACAGTCTGATCTTACCCTAAGTCGTATTAGTGTAAGTACCTACGCGTCTATCCCTAACAAGTTAACACAAGGTAGGCCCATACAGATGTACATTGAGCGTTTACGCGACGCTCCTAAAGTTAATATGTGGCCTATACCTGACAACAACGATTATGTTTTATACTATTGGCGTATGCGTAGGATTGAAGACGCGGGTAGTGGTATACAGACCTCAGATATGAACTTTAGGTTTTTCCCGTGTTTAGTAGCGGGGTTAGCTTACTATATAGCCATGAAGCTACCTGAAATGACTGAGCGAGTGCCTATGTTAAAAGCTGTGTATGACGAGCAGTTTGAGATGGCCGCAGGAGAAGATAGGGAGAAGACCTCGGCTAGGTTTACTCCTCGTATAGGGTACGTGTAGACATGGCTAACCAGTTTGCTTCCAGTAATAAAGCCATTGCTTATTGCGATGTATGTGGATTTCAATACAAACTAAAGGAATTAAAGAGCTTAGTCGTAAAGAACAGAGACACTAACATAAAAGCATGTCCCGAGTGTTGGAATCCAGACCAGCCTCAGAACATGTTGGGAGAGTTTCCTGTACATGACCCACAAGCATTACGCGATCCTAGACCAGACCAGAGCCTAGGGTATGCAGGAGCCACTAGTAGCAGAGATATACAGTGGGGTTGGAACCCTGTAGGTGGAGGAGTTGACCCATTTGGATTAACTCCCAATGTATTATTAATAAATGGTAGTATAGGGCAAGTCACTGTAACTACCTCATAGGAGCATTAAGATGCCAAAAGTAGGAAATAAAGAGTTTGCGTATACAGATGCAGGCAAAGCAGCCGCTAAGAAAGAAGCCAAGAAGACAGGTAAAAAGATGACTAATGCCTATAAAGAAGGCGGTAAAGTGAAAGTTCGTGGTACAGGCTGCGCAACTAAAGGCTTGTACGCACGCGGCCCCATGGCATAAACTATGAATTACACCGAACTGAAAGCTAATATCCAAGACATTTGTGAGAACACGTTCACAGATGACCAACTCGCTATGTTTACGCAGCAGGCAGAGCAGAAGATATATAACTCAGTTCAGATACCCGCGTTGCGTAAGAATGTTACGGGTGCGTTATCTAATGGTAATCAGTATCTAGGTATGCCCTCTGACTTTCTGTGGTCGTATTCTTTGGCAGTTGTAGACGGTAGCGGTAATTATACGTTCCTTCTGAATAAAGACGTTAATTTCATACGTGAAGCCTACCCCAATAACACAGGCACTGGGCTACCAAAACACTACGCGTACTTTGATGACGACTCTTTCATAGTGGGGCCAACCCCTGACGCTGCGTATAGTATGGAGCTTCACTATGGATACTACCCGCAGTCTATAGTTACAGCGGGCACTACATGGCTAGGAGAAGAGTTTGACTCTGCGCTATTAAATGGCGCATTGGTAGAGGCAATAAGGTTTATGAAAGGTGAGCAAGACATTATAGCTAACTATACTAATATGTACTTGTTAGCTATGCAGCAGTTAAAGAATCTTGGTGACGGTAAGTTACGTGAAGATACATATCGTTCTGGACAATTCAGAACATCAGTTAGTTGAGGAACTAAAAAATGGCAATAACACAAGCAATGTGTACTTCTTTTAAAGTCGCTCTGTTAGATGGAGAGATGGATTTTAGTAGTAACACATCACAAACTTTTAAAATCGCGTTGTACACGTCTAGTGCCACTTTAAGTGCCGCTACTACTGCGTACGCTACTACTAACGAAGTGTCGGGTACAAACTATACTGCGGGAGGAAATACACTTACTATCTCCGCTGCTCCTGCGTCATCTGGGACTACGGCATTTTTAGATTTTGCAGATACTACGTGGACTGACGCTACTATAACCGCTCGTGGCGCTCTCATATACAAGTCAGGTGGCAGCAATCCAGCGGTTGCGGTATTAGACTTTGGCGGAGATAAAACCTCTACAGCCGGTGACTTTACTGTACAGTTCCCCGCAGCAGACGCTACAAACGCCATCGTACGTATCGCTACTCCATAAGGTAGCTAGATGCCGTCTTCTGTTGAATACGTAGGTTGGGGCAGCGGTGCTTGGGGCCAAACGGCTTGGGGCACCGACCTAACTATAGTATCGGTTGACGGAATTGCCGCAGAAGCAGCGGTAGGTTCTGTAGCAGTTGACGCCGAAGCAAATACTCCTGTAACTGGAGTTGCCGCTGCTGGAGGTATTGGCACAGCTACGATTGACGCTGAATCAGATGTAATGGTTACCAGCGTTGCTGGAGCCGCCGCAGTTGGGACAGTTAGTGTAGACGCTGAAGCCGATATAGCAGTAACAGGTGTAGAGGCCGATGGAGCTGTAGGTACACTAACTGCAACGGGTATAGCAAACCTGACAGTAACAGGTGTAGAAGCTGACGGCGCTGTAGGTACCTTAACAGTAGATGCTGAAGCAGTCGCTCCCGTTACAGGTGTAGAAGCTGACGGAGCTGTAGGTACACTAACAGTAGATGCTGAAGCCGATATAGCAGTAACAGGCGTAGAAGCTGATGGAGCTGTAGGTACCTTAACAGTAGATGCTGGAGCAACCGCACTCGCTACAGGAGTAGAAGCTGACGGCGATGTAGGCGCCCTAACAGTAGATGCTGAAGCAGATGTAGCCGCCGCAGGCGTAGAAGCTGTCGGAGCTGTAGGTACCTTAACAGTAGATGCTGAAGCAAACCTAATAGTAACAGGTGTGGAAGCCGATGGAGCTGTAGGCGCAGTTAATGTAGTATTTGGTATAACTGTACACCCCACGGGGGTAGAAGCTAACATTGAATTAGGTACGGCTACTACAGATTCTGAAGCAGATGTTTCCGTAATTGGTGTATCTGCGGTAGGATATATAGGAATAGTGCATATTTGGGGGGAAGTCGATGATAATCAAGACCCTAATTGGCAAACCATAAACGACAGTCAGACTCCTACATGGAGCGACGTAACAACCACACAAGACCCAAATTGGGACAATATAGCCGCATGAGGCCAGATAAATGACAACGCAATATACTTCGATACTAAAACTTGCCCTTCCAGTTCAAGGCGAACTCAGCGGTACTTGGGGGGATGTAGTAAATGACAATATAACCTCTATGGTAGAACAAGCAATCGCAGGCCGTGCGGTTATTAACTCGTGGTCTACTAACTCACATACACTAACCACAGCAAACGGAACTACCTCCGAATCTAGATGTGCGATGCTAGAGTTTACAGACACAGGGACTCAGTTGTCCGGTGCGGGTACAGTTGTATGCCCAGCCTTGTCTAAGATATACATAGCTAAGAACGCCGCAGGACAGAGCGTAACTTTAAAAACCGCTAGCGGTACCGGAATCCTTGTACCTAATGGGCGTACTATGTTTTTGTTCTGTGACGGGACTAATGTCATTGAAGCGGTAACTAGCACTACTTCTTTACAGTTAGGTACTAGCACTACGGTTACAGCGGTACTTGACGAAGATAACATGGCGTCAAACAGCGCCACATCTCTAGCTACGCAGCAGTCTATTAAGGCGTACGTAGATGCTCAAGTAGGCTCTTTCGACACGCTTGCTGAAGTCCTTGCTCAGGGGAACACCACTGGCGGCACTGATCTGGACATATCCGTTGGCGACGACCTTACTACGTTAAGCGCAGGAACATCTAACTTTCGCGCAGGTGTCAACGCAGGTAACAGCATTGTAAGCGGTGGTAATTATAATACTGTCGTGGGCGATGAAGCAGGTACTGCGATTACTACTGGTGATGGCTTAACTTTTGTTGGGTATGCGGCAGGTTCATCTGCAACAACATCAACAGATTCTGTAGGAATTGGAGAACACGCCCTAGATGATTTAACCACAGGCGTGGGTAATGTTGCTATTGGGCGTTATGCGGGTGGAGACATAACTACTGCGGCAGGTAATGTTGCAATAGGTGCTTATGACGGCACTAAACAACCTGCTCTGCGTGTTAATACTACAGGTGCGGCTAATGTGGCAGTAGGTAGCGGGTCTTTAGGCGCAAATACAACTGCATCTAACAACACCGCAGTTGGTTACGCTTCTTTAACCGCAAACACCACAGGCTCATTAAATGTCGCTGTTGGTTCTTTAGCTTTAGACGCTAACACTACGGGTAATTACAACACTGCGGTAGGTCAAGGCTCGTTAAGCGCCAACGTTACTGGAAGCAATAACGCCGCATTTGGTCAAGACGCTTTATTAGCAAATACTGCTTCTAATAACACAGCAGTAGGCTACTCAGCCGCGTATCAAACTACTAGCGGCGCTAACAATACTGCGATAGGTTCCTTGGCACTAGGCGCAAACACCACAGGCACAGAAAACGTAGCCATAGGTATGCAATCCTGTGATGCACAAACTACCGCTAGTTATAACACTGCTTTGGGTTTTGATACGTTAAGCGCAAACGTGTTAGGTAGCAGGAACGTAGCAATCGGCAGGGCAGCTTTGCAAGTAATGAACCCCGCTTCTGCTGTTAATATGTACAACGTAGCGATAGGCTATGGCGCAGGTGAATCAGTAACCACAGGCGTTAGCAACACCCTGATTGGTGGTCTTGCAGGTGATGCGATTACTACAGGCACTCACAATACAGCAGTTGGTTTTGAAGCTTTAACTTCTAACACTGCTACAGGAAACTCAGCTTTTGGTCAAAGTTCTTTAAAAAACAATACGACTGGAACATCACTTACAGCATTAGGTGGGCAAGCGTTACAAACAAACACCACAGGCTCTAACAACACAGCGGTAGGTGTATTAGCTTTATACGCAAACACCACAGGCGTTGAAAACACAGCTACTGGTAAAGGTTCGTTGCAAGCCAACAGTACAGCAAGTTATAACACTGCGGTAGGTTCGGGTGCTTTAGGTGATACTACTACAGGAGCATCTAATACTGCTGTGGGCAGAGGCGCACTTAATAAAAACACTACTGCGGCTAACAACACAGCACTGGGTTATAACTCTTTAACCGCAAACACCACAGGTGCTAACAACGTAGCGATTGGTTCTCTAACCTTAGATGCGGCTACTACAGCTACTGGAAATACCGCTGTTGGTCAAGGTGCTATGTCAGCCACCACCACAGGTGCGTCTA